CACCGAAACCCATAACGTTCTGCAGCAGCATTTCGATCTGGAATTGTTCTTGATACTTGGAGTATCTAACTTCATCCAGAGTGCTGTCTTGCAGGACTATTCTAGGGATATAGTATACGTCTGAACCAAACAGTTTGATTTGCTCATCCACAAGATCCTGAACGAGACCCTGTTCGCCACTGTGACCTGCGTAGTAAGTTGGAAAGTAAGGACTGGTAGGCATGTTATCCGATCATATCCATTGGTGGGATTGCGTACTTGCTAAGAACCTCAGATTCAATCTTCTCGATCTCTGCAAGTGCGTCTGTGTAGATTTCTCTACCGTTAAGTGTCACACCGCCAGGTAGCTGAACATTGTTATACTTAATCAAATTCATACCCCACTGTCTCTTCATCAGAGCAGTAGCATACTTTTTGACAAACATATCGTTGTTCATCTCTGTAGCGTCTGTAGGATCATTGAGACGATGACACTCAATAAGAACATTAGTTCCTTCTTTGAGGAAGTCTTTGTCGATATCCAAGTACAGACGATCACGGCGTGCTGTAAATCTAAACTGCTGGAAAGATCCATTGTTTAGAACCATATCTAGAGTTTCTAGATATTGTTTATGCATATAATAGTTGAGAATATCAATAGATCCAAATGCATACAAATCATTTAGATATAACTGATACTCAACACCAAAAAGATTTGAACGGATTGAATTGCTGACAAGACCAAAGACTCTTGTGATACCAACTACATGGTCTGGAATAGGAATGTAGTTTGTAGCTTCTTTCCAGTTAGTAGAACCTTCTGTAGTTGTTACACTAGCAGCGAACCTTGTCTTATCATCAGCAGTGATTTCGTGGTATAAGTATGCACGCTCCATACCGTTGTAGCAGTTCTCTTGGAAGAACTGAAACGTATCGTCTATTACATTGTTGACCTGTTCGTCATCAATATTAACTTGCAACACGGGTTCGCCAAGTTGCCTCTTGCAATATGTGATGAGTTCAGCTCTAGAACTTGGAGATGCCATTACACACAATAATCCCTTCTTTTATATTTAGGGATTATTCTGCTGGTGCCTCTGCAGGGGGTGCTGCTGGTGTTTCTTCTTCTCCAGAAAGCAGTCCAATAGTCTCTAGACCACCCTGAAGTTTGATTTTATATTCTTTTGCTTTAGCTAGATTCTCTTCTAGTTCACGAATCTGCTTTTCCGTGGTAGCAATTTGCTCCTCGAAATTGGACTTAAGTTGTGCTGCATCGACTGCCATGTTTATCACCGAAAATAGTGTGTACTGTATTTATTAGGTTGGAGAAACCCTATATGAATACTTGTCGTCAACAATTAGTGACGGCATAAAATTCATAGAGATAGAGATCCTGCCATCTTTTTTATTATCTGCATAACCATGCGTTAGGTTAGATGGCCAGAGCATTAACTCTCCTTCATTAGGGAGCATGATAAGATCACAATTATATTTTCCCAACTTATTCATGTCTGCCAACAATGAGATAGATGCATGAGATGAGTGTGATGCACTATCAGGATGCCTGAAAAATAAAGGAGCATGTCCTTCTTCATGTGCAAGATAATATGTTCCTGAGATATACGCATTAGTATGGAAGTGTGGATATTGCTGTCCACCTTCATCACATAGATTCAACCAACTATCTGTAATAATCATTTTTTCTGGTAACTGGTAACCCATATCATCAGAAACAAAAGTGGCGCATTGATCTTCACACCACTCTTTAAATTCTTTGAACTCTTCTCTGTGTAAGAATGATTGACCAGAAGTATTATCATAGTGATGCAACTTTGTGCATCTTGTATTGGTAATCATATCTTCACCCCGCATCATATTAATAACTCGTTCTTTCAAGTTATCACGATCTGGGTAGAATTCTCTACCAATAGCTTTAGGAAAAACGTCAGTTAAGTGCATTTTTTAATAACAAATATATTAATACCATTCCACCAGGAATTTACATCTTCAATTTCATCAGTAAGAATACTCCTCTCATATAAAATTTCAAGGTTATTCTCTTTCACAAATTCTAACGTAGAAGAATGTACGTCTTCTAAATTTGCATCATCGACAACTAGGATAAACTCATCTTCTGTGTATGGAAGAATGTGTTGCAAGCAAGATTTTTGAGTATCTAATTCATGATCTGCATCATAGAAAATAGTATTAACTTTTTGATCTAGATTCTCTCCAGTAGCTTCACGAATATCACCATTTAAAATTGCAATATTGCTATTGTCTGTCCATACAGATTTTACATTTTCAATAAAAGTTTCAATAGAACCTTCTTCTTCCTTCCATGGGATGTCTTCTCTAATTGGTTGGATGTCTACATCACGCCAATGATCTGCTGCATAAGCAGTAATATCATTACCTTGGATTGCTGCACAGAATGTGCTGCCATTAAACACACCAATTTCTAGATACTTTGTATCCTCATAAGAACATAGATTGTTGAGGAAATGTCTTACCTTATCAGAAGTAAGACCTTGAATGTCATGATCAAACTTCGACTCGCCATCAATAGCTTTATTGATAGCATCTAAACATCTAGTTGCATATGGATGAACTTCTCTATCTTGTTTTTTGAGATGAGCATCTACAACAGACTCACAATAGTTGCATTCCCAGCAATCAAACTTACAGTTTTTAATTTTATCACGCCATAAGTCAATAGGTCTTTCTTTTAAACCTAGGTCTTCCATGTACGGATCAAACTGAGAGAACAAAAGATCTTCTCCTTTGTCCCATCTAGAAATAATATCCATGGATTCCATAAGACGAACCATGCTCTCACGACCATGCATCTTGAATACATCAATACCAAGATCAATGAACTCTTCCCAATCTTCACGCCATGGTGGAATGTTACCTGCTTTGAGTGAAGCAGATGCATCCATTACATCCCAAGTAGAACAAGATACTCTGCTGATTTCATCATTAAAATACTGAGGACCATCAGTTCTAGTGCAATTGAATTGGTAATGCTCTGGCATGATTGGACAACCACCCCAACAATTCTCATTGGCAAGCAATGAAATCTTTACTGGTTTACCAATTGACTCACAGTAATCTTTAGCATCTTTGATTCTCTTCAGAGCATCACGGTCACGCATCAAATCTCTATCTAGATTGATGTAATGAAATCCTGCTTTCGCTGCACCAACAACTTCGTTTGCTCTAGTAACTTCTCTTAGAATTGTATTCTTAATAAACAACTCTGGAAATTCTTTTTGAATCTGTCCTGTAGCTACCCATGTAGTATGAGGCAGAGTTACAATACGAATACCTTTATCATACAATGGTCTGAAATTTTCAATCCAAGTATCTAAATTTTTCTGATCAGGTCTAATCCACATATTATTAAATGTGGCAGACAATGGAATGTCAACCTGTTCAGAAATCCACAAAGCATTTATAGTGGATGTTCTATGATCTTGCACAAAAACATCACCCATCGCATCCTGATCAAAAGGAGGAATACGACAGGTGAAATACAGATCGTAGATTAGATGTCTATGTTTTTTTAAAAAAGGAACTAATGTTTCCTCTACAAACTTCTTATCACTCTTCGGATTGATCGGAAGACTGAAGAGTTTTTGCTGCATTGAGTTCATCACGAATTTTGTCTAGGAGAGGAATGTTTAGATTATCTTCTACACCATGGAATGTAGGAACCTGAACGTCAGGAGATTCAGCATATGCTTGGAAATACTTTTCTGTTCTTCCCTGAATCTTATCCATAGAGATCTTCATCAGGCAAGCATACTGAGATGCAACATCGAGAATACCAACTTGATCCTCTTGTTTCATCATAGCAATAGAATCCATATTACCAATACCGACTCTACCATTTGCCATGATATCTAGAGCAGCTTGTTTGCCAAGTCTAGCAATCCAATACTCTCTTTCTCTCTCAGCATTCCATTCAACTGCTTCTTCTAGTTGCTCTTTAGTATAACCCTTTTCCTTTACATATTCAATAAAAACATTTAGTTC